TAGCGAGGATGATAACCAAACATTTGAATCTCATATAACAACAAAATATGAGGGTGTAATCACAAGAGATACGGGAACTACCCGTGTTGGCGGAGCAGATAGTTCAGCAAAGATGGAACCAAATGCTAATTGCGGGCCAAATGGTCCTTTAATTCTTGGAAATAGATTAAGTGGTTTCGCTCGTGTTTGGTTGACAAAAGATGTCCAAAAAAATCTGACTATTTATGCGGCGGTGGGAAGTGCGTGGGACAGCGCCTTGATAGCGGCGGAGTGTTATGCAAAGTTCTCGTATTTAAGTAATGCGGCAAATGCAACAAGAACGGAAGTAAATTCCACTGAGCAGATAACCAACGATACCAACTTCACAGCCTTGACATCAGGAAATTTTACACCATTGCAAACCGGATGGGTATATATTTGGTTATATTTGGAAGAATATGAAGATGCTGGTGAACATATTTTTGTGGATATTAAGCCGGTGATTTCGTGAAAAAATATATGCTAAAAATCATAATTGGTCTTGTTCTCTTAGGTTCAACAGCAATGGCTACAGAGGAATGGATTTTGTCACAACCTGTCCAAACTGATACGACAAATTACGAATGGGTATTGGGAACTCCTTATATCATCACAGAGGCTCCGACAGGAGTGCCCGTGCCAGTATTCTATTATCACTACATAAACCACGCATACATTCTTCTCATTCCTTTCGGAATATATTATTTAAGGAGGCGAAGATGCGCCGCTTAATTCCAATTCTTTTGATATTAGCACTGTTCTGCAATCCTACTTATGCAGGCTTTGGTGGCTTCCTTCAGGCAAATACTGCGGTTGATGTAACGGTTGGCCCGTTTATAGATGATACTGACGGCAAGACGGCAGAGACAGGGCTGACGATTACTGAAGCAGAGGTATTCTTAACTAAAAATGGAGGGGGATATGCCGACAAAAGCGAAGCCACATCATTAAGCCATGTAGGACTTGGAAATTATACCTGCAAGCTGGATACTACCGACACAAACACAGAAGGCATTTTAACCCTTATGATTCACGAAAGCGGGGCATTAGCTGTCAAGGTGGATTATCAGGTGTTGGCACAGGCAGCCTACATATCACTTATGACAGCTAAAGATACGGGGTATATGGGCGTTGATGTTGAGGAAGTTGACGGTACTGACCAGACTGGCAATGACAACGGAGCGGACATCAATACTATCGTCACCGCAGTAGGGAATATTGAGACAGACACAGCAGCACAGGACACGGCAGGGGAGTGGGATACTCTGATGGCTACTGTAGATGGGAAACTTGATACAGCCCAAGCTGACCTTGATACTATTACAGGGGCAAGTGGTGTCCTCATAGATACGGACGCTGTCGATGCCGATGCCTTGAAAGCTGATGCAGTTACAGAAATATGGGCAAAGGCAATGGTTGATATTGCAGCAGGTGCTCCTGACTATAACTGCACAGTTCTTCTTGCCGTCAATTATCTATATGAGGCATGGCGAAACCAGACTTGGGCAACATCGACAGAGATTGCGATTTACAAAAATGATGCTTCTACTCCGTTAGTGGAATCAACGATAAGCGATGATGGTACAACTTTCAAGAGAGAAGAGATGAGAGCGCCTGACTAATGGCTATAAGAACGCCAAGAAAGATAACAAGGACGAGAACAGAAATTTTTATCAAAACGAGTCTTTCTTTTGAGAACAAAAATCTCGTTGCAATTATGACAAGTAGCTGTGAATGGGCTATTACGATGTATGGAAGGATGTCCCTTACGTGTTGTTAATAAAAGATTTTCAGGATTATTGTTTAGATTGTTGCCGTCTTTATGATGAACGATTTCGTTCTTTAATAAAGGTCTATTTATGATTTCAGACATAATAAAACGTGATTCGAGAACATATCTACGATTGTTTGAGTTTGGATGGTCGGGTTTATATACATATAAATACCCATTGCTTACGAAGCGTCCATCTTTCCAATTATTGACCTGTACGCCTCTTTTACCCGTATGGCCATGTGGCTTAGTTTTTTCTTGTTTTGTCATAGTGATTTATAACTTACTGACTTTGCCATTAGATTGCAAACATAAAATGTAGGATTGTGGAAAAATATGAGCATAGATAGTAGAGATAAACGTGCCGCTGCTATATCGGCGGGAATACCATTTATAGTCATTACGCCTTTGGCTGACGGGACTATAGGTGCAGCCGACCGACAGATGATAATAGATGTTTACGGTGGCATTGCCGCAGGAGAGCCGGTGGGCGGCGAAATAATACACGGAATGATGAGAATGATAAGAATGGTGAGGACTAAACTCCTGCCTTATGGCTCGATGTATATTGAATAGGTGAATTATGGGTACAGGATTAGATTTTAGGAAGTCTGATGAGAATTTATTAGTGGCGGAAATCGCCAAGAATCTCAAGGTCAAAAACGGTAAATTATATGTTGGCAAAAAACATATAAAGATAACTTTGCGCGGCGAGAAAGGAAGGCTCGGCCAGAAAGGCGAAGACGGCAAAGATGGTATTGATGGTCAGGATGGGAGGATAGGCAATACGGGCTTAAAAGGTGAACGTGGTGAGAGAGGCGAGAAAGGCGAACAGGGTAAACAGGGTCTTATTGGGAATAGAGGTCAGCAAGGCGACAAGGGTGACGAGGGTGACGAGGGCAGAAAAGGACTGAAGGGTGACATAGCATTACAAGGTGACAAGGGCGACAGGGGTGACAAGGGCGACAAAGGACTTTCAGGCAAGGATGGAAGGAACGGCACGAATGGCACTAATGGCATTGACGGAATTGACGGCAAGAACGCAGTAATACCGGAAGCTAAGAAAATGTTTGTTCTTCTTGATGCGGATATTATTTTAGTTGATGGAAAAATAGAACTCAAGAAAAAGTTCCAAGAGATAACAGTTTATCCTGGATAAACAATGGCAAAAGCATTGATAGTAACTAAGACAACGGCCATAGAGTACATCGAGCGGATGGTTCAGTTCGAGTCCGATGCCTCTAACTGGCTGAATCTATATCAGGAATGCGCCGACTATGGTATGCCGGGCGATAACCAGATAACGGTCAAGCAGAGTTCGGGCGAAAAGAGATTGGACACTTTCCAGACCGAAGGCGAGAACGATATTATTAAACTCGCATCCGGTCTTTATTCCTATATGTTCCCGACAGACGCAAAGGCATTTACATTAAAAATTGATAACGAGGAGTTGAATGATGAAGATGAAGTAAAACAGGCTCTTACAAAAGCGGTCAATATAACGCATGAGCACTTAATCCAAAGTCCGTTCAGGCAGTCATTTTTCGAGAGCTTGAAGGCTTTGGGCTGTTTTGGATTAAGTTGTATGTATGAGGAGCCGGGTAAGACTCAAACGGTAAATTTTGTAAACTTCCATGTAAAGAATGTTTTCTATGAGGTTGATGAATACGGTTTATTGGATACGGTTTATCGCTATTTTAATTACACTGCCCGGCAGGCGGTAAAGGCTTTCGGCAAGGAGAATCTTGGCGAAACTATTCTTAATGCGGAAAAAGACAATAAACAGAGGAGTAAGAAGTTCAAGTTTATCCATATTGCAGAGCCAAGAGAAGATGTTGACGGCAAGAACAGCGACCCCCTGACTATGGACATAGCGAGCGTTTATGTTTGTGTCAATGATAAGAAAATCGTCATGGAGAGTGGTGAGCCTGAGATGCCTTACCAGATAACGCGATTCGATAAGGATGCCGAAGAGATACGAGGCCGCAGTCCCATGATGAAGATGCTGCCAGACATTAAGCAGCTTGGCACAATGAAACAGACCCGAATCAAGGGCTGGGAGAAGATATGCGACCCGCCCGGAGTATTCCCCAGTGACGGCAGTGTTTGGCCTATGGCTACGCAGCCGGGCGGAGTTATGTATAAGATGCCCGGTGCAGACGACCCGACTTGGTTCGAGTTCAAAGGCGATATTAAAGCCCTTGATGAAGCTATAGAAAAAGTGAAAGAGGAAATCAAGTCTGGTTTCTTCCTTGACTTATTCGATGTTTTGATAGACCGCAAGAACATGACGGCGACCGAGGTGAGGGCAAGAGTAGAGCAGCAGTTGAGGTTCTTAACTCCTATTATCGGAAGACTCCAGAGCGAGTTATTCAATCCTATGATTAAGCGAATAATAAATATCCTGATAAGGGCAGGCAAGATAATCCTGCCGGACATTCTCAAGGGCGTTGATTACACTATCGAGTATCTCGGCCCGCTGGCATTAGCAATGAAGACTTTAGAAACTCAGGGCTTCGTTATTGCAATGGAGCAACTGAGGGGCTTTGCCGAAGCAGAGAGAACGGAATATTTGGATAACTTCAATATCGACCAGATTACTCGCGACCTGAGCAGGAACAACGGTGTTCCCGCTACGTGGCTGAACGCTGAGAAAGATGTTATCTCAATAAGGGAAGCACGGGCGAAAGATGAGCAGCAACGGGCTTTATTGGAGAATATGCCTGGTATGGCGAAAGCGGCCAGCGACTTAGGCAAAGCGCCGGAAGATGGTTCGATACAATCGGAGGTAAGAAATGCCGCCTGATAAACAGGAAGAATACAACAAGGTCATAATTCAGGGAATGGTTGAATCGTGCGCTACTTTTCAGAGATTATTCAATTGTACTGACGGCGAGAAGGTGCTGGCGATGATAGAGAGCCAAGTTCCCGTTATGGTTTTTAATAAAGACCCGTTTATTCACGCTAACAACCAGGGCAAGAAGGAATTATTGGAATTTATACAAAACAGTCTCGATGACAAGAAGATACAGAAGAACATCGAAAACATGAGAAAGATGTGTAAGGAGAAAGAGAATGGCTGAAACAGCAACAGAAACAACTGAAACTACAGAGACTACAGAGACTACAGAGACAACTACCCCTGTAGCGATTGTCAATGATAAAGGTGAGTTTTCAGAGAAGTGGATAGAGCATTTCGACGAAGGCGATCGTTCTACATTGGAACGCTTTGGTAAAACAGGACTCAAGAGCATGGGGAAATCTTACGCAGATCTTCAAAGACAGTTTAGAAGTCCCGATGATTACGTCAAAATACCTAAAGACGATTCATCTGATGAGGAAAAGGCGGCTTTTCACAAAAGGCGGGGCGTACCGGAAGAGGCCAAAGATTATCCAAAATACGAGATACCCGAACATTTAACCAACGTCAAAACCAGTGACGAGGAAATGGTTTATTATAACGAGTTATTCAAAAAAGCCAACCTCACCTCGGTACAAAGAAAGATAATGGCAGATGGTCATTATGAATATCTGGAAAAGATTATTGTCGATAATGATGTAAAAGCCGAAGAGCTTAACCATCAGGCATTTGATAAGGCGGACATGGAACTGAATAGATTGTTCGGCAGAGCTAAAGACCAGAGGATATTGAGAGCCAACGCCATTATGCGGCATTATGGCGGCGAAGAGGCGGTGGCCTCGCTCAAGGCCGAGAACAACCCTCTCATGACAATGTTGTTCGACAGGATAGCTCAGGACATGGCTCCGGCAAGAATCGAGGGCATAATAAAGGGCGGCAGCGCATCTATATCCACAAACGCGGACATTGATAAAAAGATGAACGAACTGAGAGATACTGAAGGTTATTACGATAAGTCGCATAAAGACCACAAAGATTTAATGAAACGAAGAAATGAATTATCACTGCAAAGGACAGCATAAGGAGAGACATGAGACCAGAAAGACCGATTAGAATGTTCATATATCAACCGTTTTACACAGTAGATAAGGACGGTAACAAAACATATTTACATACCAAGACCCATCCGTTTCCGTACTATCCTGCCAAAAAAGGTGATGTGTTTACGGGCGAAAAACGAGTCAAGGAATTTGTCGAGATGCAAAAGCATTCGACAAGCAAGGTCGTGGCCGTAAGATATAATTACATTGACGGGACTTGCGGCGTGATACTTGCGGATAAAATAATTGAGAAAAAAGAGGAACCTGCGGAGCAGACCTTTGAGGAGCATAAAGAAGAAAAAGTTCCCGCTTCGTAAGCGGATTAGTGAATAACGACCGGCCAACCCGCAAGGCCCCGGCACCGAATCGCCGTCCAGCAGACGTTAAATGTAGGGAAGCCCCAGTAATGGCCAACCTTTCCGAGAAATGAAAATATATTTTGGAAAGGTTTAACCATGAGTATTAACTTAACTGACGGCATTCCGACTAATTTTGTCGATGACTTCAAGAATGACCTGTATCACGTCTGTCAGCAGAAGCAGTCTCTTTTTGAACGTGCTGTGATGATAGAGTCTATCGTGGGCGCTGAAGATAAGGCGTTTGACATGATAGACAAAATGGAGATGCAGAACAAAGAGGGACGTAATCCCAACACGCCTCGAAACGATATATCCACGCAGCGCAGGTGGGTATCAACCGACCCTTACCACAACGCATACCAGTTCGATATGGATGATGACCTCAGCCATAAACTCGACCCGGCAGGTGCTACTGTTACCAGTCTGAGACGTGGCAGGAACCGCAAGGTAGATGATATTATCCTTGCCGCTTTCGACGCAACTGTTAGTTCCGGCAGAAGGAACAACTCAAGCACGATTACCTGGAAGGCCTCAGCCGGTAATACTAAGTACACCGATACATCCGGCGGACGAACTATACCTCACGACTGTTCGGAAGGTAACTGTAGCTCGGCGGATACCGGTATGACGGCGGAAAAGGCAGAATTGATTGTCGAATACTTCGCTAAAAACGAAGTCGATGAAGAAATTCCGATTTTCTGCGCTATATCGCCACGTCAGGCTACGCAATTGTTTGGTCAGGAACAGTACACTAACATCGACTACAACGACAGAAAGCCTTTAGCGACCGGACGTTACCTGCGTGAGTGGATGGGTATAAACTGGATTCAATCGAACAAGATTGTAAAGGGTTCGCTCAATGACGTTGATTCTGGCCACAATGTTTATAGGTGCTGGGCTTGGGCGAGGGACGGGATTATTCTCGGCGTGTCCGATTCTATCACAGTCAAACTGACCGAAGAATCAACCCTCTCTTACGCTCAACAGGTCTATGTCCACATGAATATGGGCGCAATGCGGCATGACGAGGACAAGATACTTTGTGTCGAATGTCAATAATATTTGAAAGGAAAAATTATGAGTTTCACAAATTATAATTGCACTCATCGGCGGAACAAAATCTCTCTGGCGCCGGGTGCGAGAATGGATAACCTGCATACTGCCGAAGCAACTCAGAAGTTTGCCCTTGGTACAATTCTTGAGCTTGACGACGGCACGGGCAGGAAGTTTCGTTACTGTAAGAATGGCGGTTCATCGTTGTCAAAGGCATTAATGACGGTTGCCTGTCTGTTGGATGCTCAGCAGCTTGCGTATGTACAAACTGGCTACGGTGTAGCCGCCGACGTAATAAGGTTTGATGTTCGTGCCGCTACCGGCCATACGATTACCGACCACGAACTCATTGACGGCACATTACTTGTCAATGACGGCGGTACATCTATGGGTGATATGTACCATATCAACGACAACTATTTCACGACCGACGATACGGTAATCAATGTCGAGCTTGCCGAACCCATAAGGAACGCCGTTGTTGCCACCGATGACTTCACATTCATCAAGAACAAGTGCATGGATGTAATTGTCGCCCCTACCACCCAAACCAACGGTGGTCAGGCCGTAGGTGTCGCGCGTTGCACAGTAGCGGTAGGATACTACTTCTGGGCACAGTACAGGGGCTATTGTGCCATCCTCGTTGACAACGGCGATACTATTGTTGTTGGCGAGCCTTGCGGTACGCCAGGTACTCACGGCACACCCGGTGGAGTTGGACTTGTCGCAAACGATGGAACCGATGAGGTCTGGGGAACTGTCGCATACGCCTCAACAGGCGATGAGGCTGCAATCGTTGACCTGATGCTACCTTAAAAAGAAAGGAAAGATTATGACGCTAATAAATTACAATACAGCTTTTCGGCGGAATAAAATCACTTTAGCACCAGGCGCTCGATTTGATTCGCTTCATACTGCCGAGGCGACTCAGAAATATACCCTCGGCACTATCCTTGAGCTTGACGACGGTTCTGGTAAGAAATTCCGCTATTGCAAAAATAGTTCGGCTGCGGCATTGTCAAAGTCACTGATGAATGTGGCTTGTCTATTAGATGCGCAGCAGTTGGCGAAAGCCCAGGCTGCTTACGGTGTAGCTGCCGGAGTAACAAAGTTCGATATTCTCGCCGCTACCGGTCATACGATTACCGACCATGAGCTTATTGACGGCTGGTTGCTGGTAAGTGGCGGCAGTACGGCTATGGGCGATTTATATCTCATCAACGACAACTACTTCACGACCGATGATACGGTAATCAATATTGAACTCTCCTCGCCTATAAGGAACACTGTTGTTGCTACTGATGACTTTACGTTCATTAAGAACAAGTTCAGGGACGTTATCGTTGCCCCTACCACCCAGACCGAAGGTGGACAGGCCATAGGAGTCGCCCGCTGTACGGTAGCGAAAAACTACTACTTCTGGGCGCAATATAGAGGCTGGTGCTCCATCATCTGCGATACCAGCACTACCGAGCTTCTCATTGTTGGTGAGCCATGCGGCAAGCCGCACGTCCATGATGTAGATGGTGGGGTTGGGCAACTTGCAACTGACGGAACCGATGAAGTCTGGGGAACTTGCGTATATGCCTCCGCTACTGCCGAAGCTGCAATCGTTGACCTAATGCTGCCGTAAAAACGAAAGAAATAAAATTTAGAAAGGAAAAACAATGAAACAGAAAATTGGAAAAATGATATTGCCGCTTATGATGGTTGTTTCAGTGGCGATAATGTTGTTCGTAATCTTCTCACCTGCGTGGGCGGTTCCGATTAGCGGGGCAGTAACCGACAAAATCGGTGCTTATACCGGGTCTGGCTCAGGGCAGGGTCATAACATCAAAGCCTCACTTGACCTTGCCCATACCGACCTTGATGCGACAATCGCA